TTCTTTCTTCTGTTTCTAAATCCAACTACTTTAAGCAATAAACTTCTTTCCTTAACAGACATTCTATTAAGGTCGCTTAGAGTTATCGCTCCTTTAAACTCGTCAAGTATGTTCAACTTGTTAATCAAAGCAACAGCAATTGGGTGGTAAGTTCTATCTCTACCAACTATTGCTATTTCGAGTTTTTTACTACCTCACTCTCCAATGAATTCATAATTCTTATTTGTTTCAGCAACTCGTTTCTCAATTTAGGCTTAAGCTTATTTAAGATTTCGAGTTTCTCGTCTTCGTTTAATTCAGACCAGGCTTTCTCGCCTTTACTGTACGGAGCATCGATAACACAAATTTTTAACCATTCAGAATTCCTTACAGAAATATCAAAATCTGCTTTGAACTCGTCTGGATTGTCCTTATCTTGAACAAATTTTGTGAACTTATTTGTTACCTTGTCTGATTCTTCTCCATTAAGAGGTTTCAATTTGAATTTCCTTCCCCCGATTTCTACATCAATCGGTGTCAAATCAACGAAATCTGCCTCATAGTTTTCTGTCATATATACCATCTCCATTGGTTTATGTAAACGTCTCGTAATTAGTAAGAGCGTCTACAGCCACAAAAGCAGCTGAATTAATATCTATATTTAAAGTTACTTGGTTCTTTCCACCAACAACAGTTGGATCGGGAGCCTTATTCAAATAAGCTCCAGTAAATGTGGTTGTTAATTTATCGGTTGCAGAACGTGTAAACGCTAAAGTATTTGTGCTTCCTAAAAGGTCTGCTGAATCGAGCATGTCGAAGAAAGTGTCATCAACGTACTCAGCTACTGCTGTTAAATTGTACTTCCTTGTCGTTTGACTTGATTCTCCTTTCACTCTATCTAAATCGCTGTTTGCATATCTTCCGTCTGAAAGTCCATTCGTTATTGTGAAGGTTCCAGATTTCAAATAAGCAACTTTGCCACCTTCAAGAGTCAACAGCACGTGCCTTGGTTTAAATCCTTCTGTGGTTGGTGCTGTAATATCAGTAACTGCTGTCCCGTTATTACAATCCTCTGCCAAAATTGTAGCTTGAGCTTGTAAGAAGTTTCCTGCAGAAGTTGAATCCCAAGATAAAGCCAACTGGTCCATTTGACAACCTTCGTACCTTCTAACTCTCGGAGTTGTTGCCTTAATCGCTCTTTCTAAAGTGAAACTTAACAATCCTGCAGTTGCATTTGTAAAAGTGTGAGTTGTCGGGCCTGTATTTGTATCGGTTACATCACTTGAAACATCGCATAAAACGAATTTCAAGAATCTCCAATCCTGTGGTGTGAAAGATAAAACTCCACCCCAATCTTCTTGACCGAATTCTCGAGCTTCGACATCGAGAGTTCCAGCTCCTGTGCTTAGCACTTCGGTTACGTTCTGAGCGTTTTTATTCGGATCGAATGTTGCATTTCTCCCCAGAACAATTTTGGGTGTTGCTACTGTCCCATAAGTTGTTTCTGCATCAGAAATAGAAATCTGTTCTCTCTTTCCAAGCATAAATTCAGTTGTTGCCATAATCTTATCCTCCTTAGTGTCCTACGTTAGTTCCATACAGCACAAATCTTTGCCCGTGCCTGTATTTTTGAGTGTCTTCTTCATAAGGTAAATTCCCAAAAGTAATTCCTTCATAATCGTACAGTTGGTCGTACAAATCATTGACATAATTAATGAAAGCAGATTCTACTTGCGTTCCGAGATATTCAGCAAGGTCCTGTTTCGTGTAAGCCTTGCTTGAAATTGTTTTACTATAGCCGTCCTTAATCCAACAATCTACTTGGAAAACAATTCTGTTTGTTATGCTTGCAGTATATGGTCCGTTCCTTGTTCCGTCTTTTTCAAGAACAGTAACGCTGATTCTTGGAAACTTTTCTTTAGATAATTTGTCAATTGGAAAATCCGGGTAAATCCATTCTGAACCGGAAGCACTTGTTAAATATGAAACAACAACTGTAACTCCAACAGACGCTCCTGTTTTAAGAGTAATTGTTTTTGATTTCAAATCGATTGTATATTCTTGCCATTTTAATTTTGTTGTTCCATCAACTACAACGCTTGTAATTCCTCTAACTAAATCTGTAGCTGTTGCAGAAGTGAGTGTAAAAGTAGTTTGACTTGCTGTTGCTGTAAAAGAATCTGATTCTGCTGTGTGTCTTCCTCGCGGATCTGATAATCTCGCTCTCAAGAATTCTACAACTATATCTTCTGGACGTGTAATTGTCGCCATGTTTTCTGCCTCTTGGACTTTTCAGGTTAGACTCTTGTCAGCGCAGTATTCCCAGGCTCATAAGCCCGAGAAAAACTGCATAAACTCGAAGGTCGGGAAACCGTTCTTGTTTATCCTGTTCAATACAATACTGCTTTTCTTGTTTATAAATCTTTGGCTAAACCGTACTTTTTTAGAATCCGAGGCATGTCGAGTTTTTCAGTCATAACCATTGCTCTTTGAAAAAAAGGATTAGGTTTTCTGCCTCTCGCTCCGAACTCAACAAAAACACCGTACTCAACTCCGTCTGAAACCATGATTTTGTTTGCCGGTTTTTGAGGTTCTACAATAATCGAGTTTCTAAGAGCACCAGTATCAACAGGAACTTCTCTTTTAGCATGCTCCTGGATTTTTATCATTATTTCAAGAAGCGCCATTTGAGCATTTTTAATTGTTTTTCGTTCAATCTCTACTTCGTTGAAATCTACTTTGAAATCCAGTTTAAGATTAACCATTGTCAACCTCTCTCAAAATCAGTTTCCTGAAAACCTCAGCACCTTTACCGTTGTATTTACCAACAATCTGTTCAACAATATACTCCTGACTCGCAGAAGTAATAAAATCCCCAACAGTCGGAGTGCTTGTTCCGGTACTTGTTGTGTACTCATGCCTACAATAAGCTTTCATATGTCCAGAAACACTAATCCCAAGAGCAGTTACATCTCGGTCTTTTTCAGTAATCGGTTGAATCATCAAACTAATGACCTGAGAAAACGTTTCCGAAGTGGAAGCCTGTCTCCCCATTTCATCCTCAACATTAACATTTCTAACCCAAGTCGCCTCATCTTCAAACGGAACATCACTAAGGATTGTGTCAAAATCCTTTTGCATTTCATTCAAAAAAGTTTTTAGTTCAGTATTGACAATATCAACAATAGAAAAACTATCTGTGAGTGTTAAGAATTGAGTTCTTATAACAGAATCACTTAAAGAAATGTTTTCAGCAAAAGTTCTGCTGAACACTCTTATTGGGGTAAGTGCCTCATTAACCGTTATAACATCAGCAAGAACCTTGTCAGTTAATTTTGTTATTCCTCCATCAACTATTGAAATAACATCCGCAGGCAAACCTGTCTTATCTGTAAACTTTGCCAAAACCTCAGCAAAAGCAATTGCATCAGAAACAGTTTTTGAAAAATCCTTTGACGTAGCATCAAACACCGTGATCTCATCAGCAAGAACCTTAACAGAATCTTTAACCACCGTAGCTTCTACAACAGCAATTGTATCACCAGATATGGTTTGGTCCTGAATAAAAGCAACTAATCCATAAGCACAATCTCCTGTAACCGGTGTTGAGGTCGGAGCAGCTTCAAAATCAACAGTTTCATTATAATCAAAATTAACCGTATCAGCCGTATTATTTCCTGTGTTTGTATCCTCAAAAATAGTTACTGCTAACGCAGTATCAGAAAATGAACCATCAACGTCTCCACTTCTTACTGTGAAAACAAATTGTTTTCCAGAAGCTGCTGCTCCAGGATTATTCTCAAGCTCGATATACAACTTTTTCAAACTACAAAAATTAGAACCAGAACGCCTGGAACTCTCATCAGTAGTCCAATTATTTGTACTGGCACAAACGTTGTTATAACTAGCAACAGTATCATTCATGTTACTTGTTGTCGCACTCATTACAATAGATTCTCCGGAAATAGTGGAATCAAAAACAATTCCCCAATGTGCTCGAGTAGCATCAGGAGTAGAACCAGGAGTGCATTTAATTGCAACAGTATCTCCTGCAACAACAGCTACAGTATTAGACAAATCACTTCCTGTGGTAGCGGTGTCAGAAATAGTTAATGTTACTCCGGTAGCAGAACCATTAAGGAAAACAGTAAACGTATAAGATTTTCCAGTATCAGGAGCAGTATCGAGTTGAACATAAAAATCTTTCAAAGTGCCTCCTGTTGGGACTATACTTTTTCTTTGTCCAGCTAAAGCTGTACTATTCCAAGTAGAACCACCTTGCAATAAATTATAATCATTACCATTAATTTTAGGAGCATCATAATCAGCACCTAATAAAATTGTTTCATTTCCTGTATCTGGAATAAAAATAAAACTCCAAGAAGCATCTCCAACATTCGGAGTGTTTGTTGGAACTACTTTAATTGCAACAGTATCTCCTGCAGAAACAGAAACTTCATCGGTTTCATTAATCGCAGACTTATCAGTGTCACTTACAGTTGTAACCAAATCAGTATCTGCTCCGTTCAATCTTAAAGTAAAAGCATAAGAACTTCCAGAACCAGGAGCGGTATTTAAAAGAATTGATAAATTTTTAAAAGTTCCTGCGGCCGGGATTACTTGTTCAACTGGAGTTTCTGAAGCATTCCAGTTTTTTCCACCTGTTTGGATTCTATTATATTCTGTATCAGTTGAATTGATATCATTCTCTGAACCGGCAAACATTATTTGTTGCATTATTTATTCCTCCGGACTTTTTTGAAGGTTTCAGTTTTAACTCCAAGAGTTTGCACAAGCTTTCCCATGACTTTGTTTAATTCGAACAAATCAATGTTCTTTGCATGACCTGCTCGCGCGTTAGAATCCAAATACATTTGTACACCCATTTTGTTAAGCTTATGACAAAAATTATAATCTTCACTTCTTTTTAATGTTCCGTCTTTGTTCATCAGGAAATTAAACCAAGGCTGTTTCATTTTCTTCAAAACATCTCTCCGAATCAAAAGAACACCAGTTCCAACACCGTCAACTTTAATCAAACCAGTTTTTTCGTTACCTCGTTCTTTGAGGTCCTGAAGCGTAATTCTTTGCCAAAGAATTTCCTTTGTTCCTTTTGCTTTCTTCATCACAAGAGGCATCGGAACACCTTTGAACATAATAGTCGTCAAACCACTCACAACTTTTTTATTATGCTTAATCATATTTGTTAAATCAGTTTTCGGAATTTGGTCCGAGTCAAGCATCAGCAACCACTTGTGTTTGGTTTGCTCTAAAAAATAGTGGCAAATCTCATTTCGGTTAATATCAACAGGCTGCTGATATCTAAAAAACAATTCCACGTTTTTATGCTTCCGCGCAATATCAAATAACCATTTAGCGAGTTCTATACGAATTTGTCCAGTATGCGGTATTCCTATCAAAATCATTTTTTCAACACCTTAAACCTTGTTTCTAAACCAATTTCTTTATGCTTCTTTTTATGACACTTTCTGCAAAGAGTAATCCCATTTTTAACCTCAAATCTAAGTTTTGGAAAATCTTTAAAATACTTGATATGATGTGCGACAATTGTTCTACTTGAACATTTGACATCACAATCCTGACATGTGTACTTATCTCTTTTATAAACTGCAAAACGCCATTCGTTATATTCTTTTGAGTTTCTGAGTTTATGCAATTCACTTGTGCGTCCACCTTTCCAATTCCAATGGTTCGAACCTCTGTTTTTTCTAGCAGTTTCTTGTTTTGAATGTATAGCTTTTTCGCTGATTTTATGCGATTCTGAAATTTTTCTTTTATGTGCTTCAGAAAGCTTTTTGCCAAACCAAGGTTTAGCACCGTATCCTTTATGTCCTTTTTTGAAACCGCCATATTTCTCTTTGAATAAAGACCTATGTTTAAGAGCACATTCATTAGAGCAACAAATTTGGTTTTCGCGATGTTTATGCCTGACAAAATCAATTGTACATATTGCACATTTGATTCGAACTCTTTTACTTTCATGTTTACATTGAACACCGCAAAACCTCCTTTGTTTCCACCTAATTTTTGAACAATTAACTGGTTTCTCAAATTTCTTATTGCAAATTAAACATACTTTTTCTTCCATTTAGATTTAATATACTAAAACCTTTATATTAGTTAAAGTCTATGGTATAACTCAATCTAAATCGGCTTTGTAAGTAATTTGGAGTGAATCTCCATTTACAACATTTACTGCTGAAAATGTTTGAGCTGCAAGCATATCGCCAGTTGTGGCGTGATTAAACACTCCTACTTCAGTTACTGCTTTAGTTTCCGTGAACGAAAAATTATGCACAAACTGCGCAGTGTCTCCAGTCGTATCAGTTGTTTCAGTTGAAGCTGTAGCACTTGCTCTTGCGTACTCGTTATTTAATTGTGTACTCGTAACTTCAAAATTCGTTGTTCCGATTCCTATTGCCAAAGAATCAAAAGCAACTCCGCTTCCCATTATTAACTCAGCGACTTCCGCTAATCCTCCGTTTGTAACTGTCATTTAAATTACCTCCTGTTGGTCAATTACCTTATTGGTAAGCATATCAGTTTCGGTTTTAACACCATTTCTTGTAACTACTTCCCGATGTTCTTTTATTTTCCCGTCCTTATCTCTAAGAATAAGTTCTGTGGTTTGTCCCATTTTCAGTTTTTCCGCAATCATAAAACCTCAACTCCTTTGTTATCAAACTTAATAGGTTTTTCTCCTTCTTTAAGTTTTACTATTTTCCCAACCTTGTCTTTTGTGAATTTTTCTATTCCAGTTTTATTTCTTGTCTGCTTGAAATAAGTTTTTACTTTCCCATCCGAATGCTTAGCTTCTGCAATAAATTCTCCCATAAAAATGCCTCCTAATAAATTGCTGGTCTCCGTTGGAATGTTAAAAGAATAGTATCATACTCTTTCCTTAACTGAACAGCAGTTTCTCTCCATTGGGTATACGGCTCTCCTTTCTGAACACGCATGTCTCCAAGACTATATCCAGTTATTTCATCAAACGATTGTCCAACAACACGACCAACTCCAGCCAAAGATGTTGCAATAACCATAAATCTTTTTGCAATTTGTGGAACGTCCATTTTCGTTACAAGACTTCCAGACTCGTGGTCCTGAACAATCCTATCAACAATTATTGAAGTTCCGTCTGGGACAGAGGAAATCTTTGCAACCTCATACTTAGAATCCATTCCGTTTATTCTAACATAATCGTCTTCTACAAAATCCGTGGAATCTGAAACTTCTATTGTTACAGTTGTTCCTGTGACTTCGTCTGCTGTGGTTTCTGTTTGAGTAGTGGTCGATTCAAGTAACGCATATTCATAATCTATTTTTATGAGATTTCTCTCAGACTTTTTTTTAGCGAGTGTTGACGTTTCGGCATCGCCTGTGAGCCAAATTATTCCGGGTTCTTGATCTATTCGAATATAATCGGTAGTGATTACTGTTTCATCAACAGTCATTGCTCTTACTCGCATTATTGGATTTCTTTCAACTATCAAACGATTTGAAGTGTCTCCTTCGTGTACTTCTATAATTCGCTTAGGCGTAAAAGAAGTATTTAGGATTCTTTCAGACTCGTACTCAAGGTCATAAGCCAGGCTATTCATATCATCATCTGAAATGAATTTGTCAGTAATGCCGGACGCTGTGCGTACTTCAGCCGCTGTTATGAATCTTGGAGTTGGCATTTAGTTACCTTTTGTTTTTTTGTTTTCCTTGTCCAAATATTGAAACTGGTTTTTCTTTTGCTACTTCTTTAGGTACTTCTTTAAGTTTTTCTTTTGGTGCTTCTTTTGGTTTTTCTTTTACTACTTGAGTTAATCCTGCCTTAAGATAGTAATTACCATAAGTTACTGTTGAAATTGTTTCTCCAGTCTTTAAGGTTTTCCATTCTTTCGGGTTAGTGTTCTCTACACTTACTTTGATGCTTTCTTCAGTTTTGTTTTCGTGTATACTCATTCAAATACCTCCTTAAGTATCATAAACTATATATCCATGCCATGAATGTCCTTCTAAAAAAACATCATACATGCGAATAACTTTTGTATTAACAAGCGTTTCAAGTCTTGTTTCTAACAAAGCAACAACATCATCCATTGTTTCTTTATTCGTTACTGAATACCTTGTCAAAATATAATCGGTCATATTCTTATCCTCCTAAAAAAAATAAAAGAATTGAGGATTTCTCCTCAAAACAATTATCTAATTTAAACTATTGTTATTTCTCCAGATTCGTCTGCTGTGTGAGACTGTCCCCAGTTGTTTACTACGTGCATTGTAACAGGAATCTTTGCTCCAGTTCCTGCTGCTTTGAATGTTATTCTTGTTCCAGTTGTTGCTGTAGAACACCCGAAAGTGTTTCCGACTAACATTCCGACACAACCAGTTGCATCAATGTATCTTGCTACTGAACCAGAACTTAGTGCAGGCAATTGTGAAAAAGAGTTGTTTCTAATTATAACTCCATTAATTCCACTTCCTCCTCCAGTAAGATACAAGTTCACATCTACATTTGCTGCAGGACCAGAAAACTCGTTGTTTTCAATTATTACGTCCTGAGGTACGGTACTACTTGTTCCGACTAAAACAATATCAGCAACATTCTTGTAGAATCTGTTTCCAGATATTAAAACTTGCCAAGCGTTTCCTGTAGAACTCCAAGTTATTGCTCCGCCTTTTGTTCCATCGGTTGCATGCGCTTTACAATTCTTGAAATGGCATCCAGTAATAGTTGTTCCGAATGCTGTTTTTGCTGCGTAGTCATCATCAAGTAGAATTCCTCCACCAGTTGAACCAGCTCCATTAAAACCGAGGTTTGCAATTAAGCATCCTGCCGCTCTAACTGATAACATAGCTGTTGTTCCAGAACCTATTTTTATTTGTGGTAATCCGCCTTGGGTTCTTCCTCTACTTACTCCAATTATCGATAATCCTGGAGTATCTGCGCCGATAATTATTGTTTCAGCGTAACCAGTTGGGTCTCCTGTGTAATCAGTTATTGTTTTTGGCACTACGTAAATAGTATCATTTACTCCGGCTTTATTTACAGCTAAAGTAATTGTGTTTACTGCGTTAGCCCAACTTTTTCCGTCTCCTCCGGCAGTTCCACTTGTTCCATCAACAAACCAAACTTTACCGGGTGAATTTACTCCTGCAACTCCTTGGCTAAAAGTAACCTGTTGGTCCCATGTATACGGACCATTTCTATAAGGTGGTGCTGCAGGACCTCCAGTTCCTATTAATCCTTGTCCCATAATCTTGTCCTCCTTTTAATCAATCACATCTTCAGTAAGCGAAGATTATGAAAGTCCCGGTTTTAGTTACTGCACTTGAACCTACTGAATCTATTGTAAGCACTCCGCTTGAAACAGAAGTTGTTCCTGTTCCTGCGACTACTATACTTCCTTCAGTTGAATCTATGAAAGCAAGGAAACCAGTTATTTTGCTTGCTCCGTAATCTCCTAAATCAACTATCAAACTGTCTGTTGCCCAAACAAAAGTTTCTGGCACTTTAACTTGGATTATTTTAACGCCTGCATTTGGCGCAACTTCTTTTGTAACAACTCCTGCGGTTGTTCCGTCTGTAAAATCTACCATTTGTGATTCCTCCATTGTTTTACATTTTTCGAGGCTTTTTCAGGAGCCTCCTAACCTTAAACAAAACCAATTAAGCAATGTTGTCAATAAATGCGTTGAACGCAGGTGCTCTAAGCAATAGTGTTTCATAACCTTTAAGCATGAATTTTTCACTATCATTTACTTTAGCAAGTCTCTCGTAAGTCATATCTTGAAGAACTCTCATCTCGATATACTCCATATCTAAGAAAAAGATTTGCTTTGCTCCTGTAGTCGCACTCAAATATTGAGAAGGTACAAATGGAATTGGTCCTTGCATTGTTTCAACAACAACTCTTGCAGGCACTCCGAATCCAGCTGTTCCTGTCAATTGTGAAGGTGTGTATCTGAATTGGTCAAGCATCTTTGCTCTAACATCTTTCAGACTTGCGCTGTCACATCCTGCAATTGAAGGTCTTCCACTATCTGTGAACGCTAAATTTATTGCTGTATCAATATCAGCAAAATCTAAAGCTGCTGCTGATTTATCAACAACATTTGTGGTACTCTGTTGGTCTACAATACCATTAAATTGAGTTGCGTCTGTGTCATCGTCACCACTCCAGATTAAGTTTTCTTCGAGTTCCTTGTATGCTTGAGCTCTAATTAAAACTTGTTCTTGCATTGCATTTTGCGCAATTGGACTTCCAAACGAAGCTGAGTCAGTTCCTGTTCCTGCAGGATTCAAACCTTGCAACATGTAACTTGGCATTGAAGATTGAACAGGCCCAGTAACTCTACCTACGCTGTACAAATATTTAATGCTTGCTGTTTCTCTGCTAACAGTATCGCTAACATCAGATAAAGCTGCGTCTTCTGCTGCTGTTACTCCAGCTCCTTTTGCAGTAATTATGTTATAATCTGCAGTTAAGCCGATGTTTGTTACTCTTGGTACTAATTCAGCCCATGGAGTGAATTTTCTTGATCTATCCACAATCCTTTGGTCTACGTAAACAGGAATTAAATCTTTGCCTGCTGTTCCTGCACCCATTCCGTTTGCTGTAAGCGCTTTGAACTCTGCTTCGAGTCCTCTATCAAGAGCAGATTTCAATTCTGTTCTTTTATCGTAATACATATCATCTAACGCTTTTACTTCTACTCCTGCCTGGCCTGAAAAGGTTGGTGGCGAGAAATATTTATAACCATTAGGTAAGTTTCCGAATGAAACTTGGTAAGCTCCAGCTCCGTTTCCGTCTAACTGAGGCATAGCTCTTGTTCCTACTT